GTCGTAAGCTATCCTGCCGCCCCAACAGGCGTAGATGTTCCTGTTTCAATATTCCCAACGGTATCTGCTAAGTTTAGTCCGAACGGAAAATATATTGCCGTGGCATACAAGCGGGATTACTCTGGCACTGGAAACACTAACAGTGTTGTCGTTGTGTATACAAGGCAAAGCAACGGGACATACCTGCATACACACTCATCGGGGGATAAGATCCTGTTCCAGCCATCCCACTTTGACTCGATGGCGTGGACCCCAGACAGCTCCGGTATTATAACTAGGTCGACGGACAACAAGCTATACGCTTGGTATCCTGGGATTCCGCCAACCTCAACTTCAAGCTATTCTCTTACGTATAGCGGTGCGTACCCAGCAACTCCTGCATTTCTTCCTTCGGTTACAGCTTCGAGCGCAAGCGCTTCGTATAACGCAGGAAATGGAACAAGTCGTTCCACTGGAATCTCCTTCTTTACAAGTCTCACTGGAGCAACGTATTTGTGGTCATATCCTAGCATTACATTATCTGGCACCGCAAATAACACTACATCAACAGACCAAAACGGAAGAATTGCAGTGATAGCTCCATCGGCAACTGTTACCGCAACCAATTACGTCAACACGGTTGCAAATGGTATTTCACTCGGAGCGAACACAGTAACCCAGATAACGGGAATTGTGCTAGAGGCAAATGAAAGACTAGAAGTAGACGCAACAACTGGATCAAGGCTTAACGTCAATGCCTACGGCGTGGAGATTAGCTAATGGCTGTAAGGTCGATAGTCACAAACCCTGCACCTGCAGTTTCTCAATACGGTGTACTTTTGGCTGCCGGGATACTAACCTCGGCATCCGCTGGTATTGGTGTAAGCGGTATACCTCAAACCTATAGGAACCTTAAGGTGATAATAAGAAACGCAAAGAGTGGAACTGCAACCACTTCGTACCTTCAAGGGTATTTTAATGCGTCGTATAGCAATTTCTTGGTACAATCTTTGACCCTAGACACGAACTCGTACTACCCTAATTATAGCACTAACTTTTATATGGGCGGAGGTATCCAGGCCTTGAAAAACAACACCTGGATTACTGAGGCCCATTTTGAGCTTACAATTTTAAATTACTCCTCGAC